TGCTAATACTATTCTTTCAACTGAAGTGTTGAGAGACCCATCATCATTTGGTGATATAGTAAGAGGCTTACATGTCTATGGTGCGAAAGTACTTAGAGATGACGCTTTATGTAGTGCATTCTATGTAATTGACTAATTGTCAAAACTCGGGGGGTCTTAATTGACCCTCCACTTTTTAAAAGGAGATAAAATGAAATACGGAAAAGAAAAAAGAGAAAAGATGATGGGTGGTAGATACGCTGACATGATGAGAAAGAAAAAAAGCATGGGTGGACGTTCTACATATGCATATGGTGGAGATGTTAAGATGGACGGATGTCAGCCTGTATATAATGGAACACCAAAAGCTAAAGCTAACTAATTATGAAAGTTAAAGCACCAAAAGGACACCATTGGATGAAACAAAAAAATGGTACGTTTAAATTAATGAAACACACAGGTAAGTTTGTAAAACATAAGGGTGCAAGTTTAGAAGCAAACTTTCCAATTCAAAAGGTTCATAAAAAATAATGGCTACTACATATTTAGATTTAACAAACGAAATACTAAGAGAACTCAATGAGCTTCCTTTAACATCTGCAAACTTTGCAAATGCTTTAGGTTTTCAAAAGTTTGTAAAAGATGCTGTTAATAAATCTATATTTGATATAGCTAATGAAGAACCACAATTACCTTTTTTTTCTGCAAACGTAAGTGGAACTACTGACCCTTTCTATGGTAATGTAACAGTTCCTAGTGTAGCAGGTCAAAGATGGTATACATTAAAGTCTGATAGTTCTAGTATTACTACAGATTATGCATCAATAGATTGGGATGACTTTTATGTTACAACAATTAACGTAAGTGGGGAAACAACTCCTTATGTTTCAAGAGGATTAAAGTTTTTAACTCTTGCAGATTGGAAAAGATACTACAGAGATAGCGAAAATGAAGATGACGCTGACTCACAAAATTATGGAGAACCTAGATTTGTTATTAAGTCTCCTGACAATAGAAAGTTTGGATTAAGTCCAATACCTGACAAGGTTTATAATGTACACTTTTATGCTTTTGTAAGACCGACTGCATTATCAGCACACGATGATACAATCACTTTACCAGAGCAATACAGTAATATAATAACATCTAGAGTTCGTTATTATGTTTGGCAGTTTAAAGAAAGCCCACAACAAGCAGCTTTTGCATTGGATGACTATAAAAAAGGTATGAAACATATGAAGTCAAACCTTATGAATCCAGCTCCTAAATATATGACAGACGATAGAACTTACTTTTAATTTATGTCACGTTCACAACCACTTACAGTAGCATGTGAAGGCGGTTTAGTTACTGCCTCTAATCAAATTGATTTGTTACGAAGACCCGGAGTAGCTACAGAGTTAGAAAACTTTGAAGTCTCTATAGAAGGTGGTTATAGAAGAATTAGTGGTTTTGAAAAGTTTGGTGGTTCTGATGCAACTCAACCAACTGGAGGAGCTGCTACTATACAAGGAGTATTTCCTTATGCTGATGGAGTTATAGTAACTGCTAGTACTAATATTTATTTTACTAATGATGGTATTTCATGGTTACAAATAAATAAATTATCTGCAGGTGGTGGTGATAATTATACAACTTTTACAGGTAAATCAGCTACTGCTAGAACTGGACAAGGACAACGTCAGTTTGTACTTTTTGAAGGTGCAACATTTAATTATGGTGAAGTAATTATAGCTGATGGTGCTAATAAGCTTTGGAGTTTCCGAATGGAAGGAACAGGAGCTTTAAATACTAGAACATTTTTTACTCAAGAAATAACTGTAGATGGTACTAATGGTGTAAAGTATATAACTATACATGACCATCATTTAATTGCAGCAGGAGTAGAAAATAATTTAAACGTTGTTTATTACAGTGTATATAATGACCCTGATAATTTTACAGGTTCTGGTGCAGGTTCAGTTCAAATATCAGACCAAATACAGGGTGTTAAAGGATTTAGAACAGATTTAATTGTATTTGCTGAAAACAGTATACATAAATTAATAAATATAAATGACAGTAATAGTACACGTATAGACCCTATTACAGAAAACGTAGGTTGTTTAAGCGGATATAGTATACAAGAGATTGCTGGTGATTTATTATTTTTAGCACCTGATGGAATAAGAACAGTAGCTGGTACAGCAAGAATAGGTGACGTTGAGTTAGGTACAATTAGTAAATCTATACAACCTATACTAACATTACTGGCTCAAAGCATTAGTTCTTATAGAATTACAAGTGCTGTAATAAGAGAAAAATCACAATACAGATTATTTTATAGTAATGTAAGTGCAGTAGCTGCAGGACAAAGAGGAATTATAGGAACACTTAGACAAAATGGTTTTGAGTGGTCAGAAACAAAAGGATTAGAAGTAACTGAAATAGGTTCTGGATTTAATAAAGACGGTATTGAAGCATACTATCACGGAAACAATACAGGCTATGTACACGTACATGATTCAGGTAATGATTTTGATGGAACTGCTATATTAGCAAGATACTCCACACCTGATTATGATTATGGTGATTTAGGAACTTTAAAAACTTTACACTATTTAAAAGTTTCAGCAGGTTCAGAAGGATTAGCAACCCCAGAAGTTCAAATGAGATTTGATTATGGAAGTGGAGATGTACCTCAACCAGCAGATAATTTTTCACTTGGTACTTTAAATCCACCTTCATTTTTTGGACGTGCTGTGTTTAATACAAATATATTCGGAGCAACAGCAGACCCTATGGTTAGAATACCATTACAAGGAAGTGGAACTTCCAACAATTTTACATTCATTTCAAACGATAGTAAACCATCGTACAAAATTAACGGTTTATATGTAGATTACATACCTTCAGGTAGGAGATAAAAACAATGGCAGGTTATATAAGACAAAGTACATTCGTAGATGGAGATACAATTACTGCTTCATTATTTAATAATGAGTACAATCAGTTAGTTAATTCATTTAGTAATACTTCAGGACACAAACATGATGGTACTACAGCAGAAGGACCAGTAATAGGTTTAATTGGAGATGCCGGTGAAACTTCTCCAAACAATAAAGTATTAATAGATACTACAAATAACTTTATAGAATTTTATGTACAGGTATCAAGTAGTTCTGTACAACAATTATATATAGCTGATGGAGCTATTATACCTGTAACAGATAGTGATATAGATTTAGGTACAACAAGTTTAAGATTCAAAGATACATATACAGATACCATTACAACTACAGGTAATGTTGCAGTAGGTGGTAATTTAACAGTTACAGGTACTACAACTTTTAACGGTGGTACAATTACTATGGGTGATGCAGCTACTGATAACGTAGTCTTCGGTGCTGATATAGACTCTAACATTATACCTGATGATGATAACACTTATGACTTAGGTAGTTCTTCACAAGAGTGGAGAGACCTCTACATAGACGGTACTGCACATATAGATACATTAGACGTAGATATAAACGCTACAATCGCAGGAACTCTAGGTGTTACAGGCGTATTAACTGGTACAAGTTTAGATATTTCTGGAGACATTGATGTAGACGGAACAACTAATCTAGATGTTGTTGACATAGATGGTGCAGTTGATATGGCTACTACTCTTACTGTAGCAGGTAACGTAGACTTTAATGGAGATTTAGATGTTGATGGTACTACTAATTTAGATGTAGTAGATATTGATGGTGCTGTAGATATGGCTACAACTCTTACAGTTGGTGGTGAAATAACAGCAGCAAGTTTAGATATATCAGGAAATGTAGATATAGACGGTACATTAGAAACAGATGCATTATCTATTAACAGTACAGCAGTTACAAGTACTGCAGCAGAACTAAATATCCTAGATGGTGTTACAAGCACTGCTGCTGAATTAAATTTATTAGATGGAGTAACATCTACAACTGCAGAACTAAACATCTTAGACGGAGTAACATCTACAACTGCAGAACTAAACATCTTAGACGGTGTTACAGCGAGTGCTACGGACATTAATCTTATAGATGGTATAACTAACGGAACAGTTATAGCAAGTAAAGCAATTATTACAGATGCTAACAAAGATATTACAGGTGGTAGAAACATAACCATTAGTGGTGAATTAGATGCAGCTACATTAGACATATCAGGCGATGCTGACATTGATGGAACTTTAGAAGCTGATGCAATTACTATAGGTGGTATAACATTAGCAGAAACTATTAGTGATACTGTTGGTGCAATGGTAACAAGCAATACTGAATCAGGTATTACAGTAGCTTATGATGATACTGATAATACTTTAGACTTTACAGTTGGTACACTTAATCAAGATACTACAGGTTTAGCAGCTACAGCTACAGCATTAGCAACAGCTAGAACAATACATGGTGTATCATTTGATGGTACAGCTAATATAGATTTAACAGAAGTTGTGCAAGATACAGTCGGTGCTATGGTATCAAGTAATACTGAAAGTAACATTACAGTAACTTATGAAGATTCAGATGGTACTTTAGACTTTACAGTTGCAACATTGAATCAAGATACTACAGGTAATGCAGCTACTGCAACAGCTTTAGAAACTGCAAGAACTATTCATGGAATAAGTTTTGATGGTACAGCTAATATAGACCTTTCAGAGGTTATTCAAGATACTGTAGGAGCTATGGTATCTTCTAATACTGAATCAGGTATTACAGTAACTTATCAAGATGGTGATGGTACATTAGACTTTTCAGTAGCAAGTACAGACTCTACTCAAATTGTTGATGCGGATAGTGATACTAAAATACAAGTAGAAGAAAGTTCAGACGAAGATAAAATTAGATTTGATACTGGTGGTACTGAAAGAGCAGTTATAGACTCTAGTGGATTAACAGTAACAAGTGGAACAATCAATGGCGTAGGTATATCTTCTAATATTACAAACTTTGCAAACAGCATACTTATTAGCAATGATGCTGGTACAGGTACTTTATCTACTGCTTCTAATAATACTGGATTAGGTTGGGAAGTATTT